TCCACGTCCACGATAGTTTTTAACAAGTGAAGGAGAGGGAAATCAAAGACCACTAACTGGGCCGATAGCCATTAGGACACGCAATTTGACCTTCGTCGTAATATCTATGGAAGTAGCTTTCTGCACATCAGTCATTAAATTTCATTTAACAACTTTTCCTTTCTTTCCAGATTGGAAATGGACAGCAGAAACTAACCGAAAGAGAGAAGACGCCGAGATCATACAGACTTGATGAACACCATCTTCAGTTCTTTTAAACACGTTACGAACAATTTTAGGAGCTTTAGCTAAAGGTATAGTTACCTGAGCTAATCTCCCCATCAACCAGGAAGGAGCGCTAGATATGTCCTTATAATTATGAGGACTATTTGGATCGCTTTGCCCTGGTTCAAATTGCTTTGCAACAAGTTGAGGAGAAACGACACGATTTGAAATTACATTAGCAAATTCAGGTCGTCTCGATGCAACATAGGATCTAGATATATGACGAGTCCAATCAGCATCAGCTGTCTCCTTCACACTCGGAAGTGGAAGAATATAGTTGATAAAGAGAGGAAACTTCTTAACCCAGATCTCGTGTAGCACAGAAGGAAGGAATTCAACATGTCTTAATGCGAGCATAATGTTTTTTGGACCAATAGGACTTAAGTTAATTCCGTTAATCGTCCAGAGTTGTTTGGCGAACTCAAGAACTGTTCCTTCAAATCCTTTTAAAGGGTTTATCTCTAAACCAAGTTCAGAGAAAACACATTTATAAGCATTTGCGACTTTACTGTTAGCCATCGCTCCATCATCACCTAAGACCATATAGATGAGTCTTTTGGGATGAACACTGGTTCTGAGAGCAGCAATATGAACAATAACATGATGTGTTAAAGCCAACATTGCAAAAGATGAATAGGCACCCATTGGTTGACCAACAGCATACTTCACCATCTTCCCATCCAATAATCAATCTCTATCCAAGATAGACATTCATAATTGACCTGGGTATCCTAGTTTATCCAATATTTGAGCTTGAAGCTTAACAGGTAATCGGTCCGTCGCTGCAGACAAATCCATACTTTGACACCTCTTTCCTTTTAAACCAACCAAACTCTTAACATTAAGTTTGCGGAGGAAAACCTCTACAACCTTCTGTTGATCACGGGTTCCGTCCGACTCTAAAGAGTCGAGGAACTTGTAAATCGCAGAGTGAAGTGGTTTGAAAAGTACTTGTGTTCATCAGTCTGTGATCCCGATCAGACGACGTTTACCCCTTGCTTCCTCAAGGACCGCAATGCGGCCCAAGAGGGGTATAGCATCTCATCAGATAACTACAGGTAACAAGGGTACCAAGAACAGTGAAGATAGAACAAAAATAGTTAAACATTGGTAGTATCCACGTGATCAACACATTCTACAATACTCCAACCACTTATTTGGTCTACACATCCAACCAATCAGATCAAATCCAATACCAAGTACAGCTAGAGGTGCATTAGGGCCAGCTTTCATAGAAAAATGAAACATATTAGGTTTTCTCACAACAAGATTACCCAATATACCTAAGCTTTTTAGTGCGCAACTGACTTCAGTAGATCCTAATCTTTCTGAAGTTCCGGTAAAGGAACCCGTAATGGTAGAAGTCTTAACTTCTGCCCATTTTGGACTGGTTGCACGGAAAAAAGCCATTAGTGTAACGAGTAGCTTAAATTTAAGCAAGGTAGTACGCGGTAATGAACCACGATAGATACCCTCCTTCGTTTCAACACACAATTGTTTTAACGCAGTTGTCAATACAATCGGCAATCCTTGAAAAGGACCTTTTCTCTTATGGCGTGACACTCAAGTTTTAGTATCGTATTTTGTCTTGTTATGCGGATCAACGTAACAAATGACGAGACGTAAAACTTCACTTCAATACTTGATTGTAAAAGTAATTCCACTGAGTCTTCACATTTCACTAATTTTCGGTACAACTGCGTATAATAAACGCCATTGTCCTTTAGAGACAAG